CATACGCTTTGCCTACAGTGGCTGAAGCTACCCCGGATCAGCAGGCCGCGTATCAAGGCGTCAGGCAGAATGTTGGCGCATGGCAGCCGTCTTATAATGTGGCGATGAAAGGATTCCAGTCGCTGGGCGGCGCCGACCCGGGAGTACAGAGCGGCATAGGCTATATGCAAGCCGCCGCCGGGTACAATCCGATGCTCAGTCAGCAGCCGTATCTCAACTCGGCAGTGGGTCGAATTAACGAAGGCCAGCAAGGTGCCGCAGCGTCTTTGGCCGAAGATCAAATTCAATATTTACGACCCGATCTTGTTAACGCCGGACTGGATAAGGGGCAAAAAACCTATAGCACAGCAGGTGCTCTTGACTCTGTCGGCGCATCGCAGCCCTATTTTGGGCAGGCGGCAGGCGCGACACAGCAGGCTATCAGCGAGCGCGCTCTTGCGGCCGCACAGCCGTATCTGCAGTCGGCCGGGGGCAATGCGGCCGGCGGCACAGATCAGTACATGAATCAGTACAACTCTGCAGTGACAGATCAGATTGCAAGGCTGGGCGCGAGGAACCTCAGAGAAAACCTGTTGCCGGCGCTGGGCGACCAGTTTGTCGCGGCCGGTCAGTTCGGAGGCAGCAGGATGGGTGAGTTCGGTCAACGGGCGTTGCGCGACACGCAAGAGTCGGTACTTGCTCAACAGGCTCAAGCACTGCAGCAGGGTTACGGGCAAGCTCTTGCCGCGTCACAAGCCGATCTTGCGCGGCAGGCGACGCTTGCTGGCACGGCCGGAAGTATCGCTGGTGCAGACCTGTCCCGCACGCTTCAGGGCGCTGGGCAGTACAGCTCAATGGGGCAAGCAGCAGGGCAGCTCACTCAGGGGCAGCAGCAGAATCTCACCGCGATTGGTCAAGCTCAGACTGCGGCCGGCGCCGGCCAGCAACAGGCCGGCCTATCGGCGCTTGGGCAAGTGCAACAGGCAGAGCAGGCAGATCTGGCCAGAAAGCTACAAGCCGCAAGCCAGTTGGCGTCTATCGGAGGGCAGCAAGCAAGCGCCACCGGACAGTACAGCGGCCAGTTGATGAATATAGGGTCTGGCATAGCAAGTGCCAGCAGCGGCGACGCATCTCGCCAGCAGTCAGCGCTGCAAGCGCTTGCAAATGCTGGGCAGACTCAGCAGGGTCTGATTGCTAGCGATTCAGCAGCGCTTGAGGCCATTGGTCAAAGCCAGCAGGAGCTGCAGCAGAGACAGCTGGATGCCGCATACAGGGACTATGTGGCGCAGCAACAGTATCCGCAAACGCAGTTGGACTGGTATCAGGCTCAGCTACGAAACACCGGCCAATACCTGCCGAACACAACAACGCAGAACGCGACCACGCCAATTGCGACTCCGTCACCGTTGTCGCAAATTGCTGGGCTGTATAGCATTGGTCGAGGCATCACCACCCCGTAACTGGAGAAGAAGATGGACGATTTTGACAACACGGGCTACGACAGTGACACCAACACGGGCTACGACAGCGGCACCAACACCGCGAATAATGCGGTGATTATTGCTGGTGGCGCCGCTGCTCCGGCTGGTGGCGCCGCTGCTCCGCAGGCCAATATACCCACCTACGGGTATGAGCTGTCACAGCTGATGAAACGCTATGGGGCGGCGGCGCCAACACCGCCTCGCACCACCGACCAACAACTGCTGGATAGATACTTCGCGCCGATACAGTCGGCGAAGATGTACGACAATCCGAAAGGCAATTCGCTGTACAACGCATACCTTGATATTGCTCAGGGTAGGATGGCCGCGCCTGCCAATCCAATGAACAAGTGGTTCCCCGGCCAGCTGGTGTGTGAGGCCGGTTACCGATATGACCCTGTGACGGCTACATGCGTAAAAGTGCCAACCAACAGCCCAAACATTGGCGGCAACCAAGTGCCAACCAACAGCCCAAACATTGGCGGCAACCAAGTGTCAACCGACAGCTCAAACATTGGCGGCAACCAGTGTCCGCCCGGTTTCAATTTCGACCCTTCAACACGCAGTTGTGTGCCCACTGCCGTGACCAATCTTCCAGACCTAGAGATTCCCCTGCCCAAAAAAGGACCGAGGATGACTGATGAGCAGATACGATCAATGGCCGGCACAGTAACTGGCAACGCTCAGTTGTTTGATCTCTACAAGCAGGACAAGCTGTGGATGGCGGAGGCTGAAAGAGCGCTTGGAGCCGCTCCTGTGCAAAATTGGATGCAGACCAATACGTTCGGCGGAGACACTGTCAACGACCGCAACATTCAAGCGCTCGCAGCCAGCAGCGGCGGTCCTGATGCTTTGCGCAGCCTTGTCAACAGCGGTGGTGCGAACGTGGGCGATATAAGGCGTGCGCTTGGTGATGACGCTGTCAAATCGTGGGCCGAGCGTTACGACCCCGCTCTGTATCAGAAATACTTTGGCAAGGCTCGCGGCGGAACATTTCATGCGCCCGGCGTGCCCAAGTATGCAGAGGGCGATTTGTACAGAGCTCCGCCACAAAGCATGATCGATTTCGCACAACAGAATTCGTCGCCCAGTCTTGATGGTTTGGCAAGACGATACGCTGGTGCTCCTGTCGCACCGGCACCCGTGGATCCAGTTGCAGCAGCACGCGAACGGTACGAGGCAGCATCTCAGCGCCTACGCGCAGCTGCTATGGCAGGCATGCAGGAAGCACCGAAAGGCCCAAGCGAGTCTGAAAAGTATTTTCGTCTTGCGTCAGCATTTTTGGACCCCGGCAAGACCGGCAGTTTCGGTGAAGCGGCTGGTCGCGCAGCGGCTGCGATGGGCGATTACAATCGTGAAAAGCGCGCTGCTGAAAACGACTCTCTTGCAGAGCGCAGAACCTTTGCGTCGCAGCTGGCTGAACTGGATCTGGGCGCAGCCAGCACCAATCTGGAAACAGAAATGACAATGCAGGCGCGCCGAGATGCTGCGGAAGAAAAAAGAAACGCCGTCACGGGAGCCGCAGCAGATCAAGCAAAAGCCGAGGGGCTCATTGAAGGAACGCCAGCGTTCATTGCTCGCGTCAAAGAGATATATGAGCAGGACATGAAATACAAACTAGCAACACAGACTAGGCTTGAGAAAGCGGCATCTGCCACACTGAACGACGACGCGCTCAATCTCGCAGTTGACCAGTATCTTGCCGGCGACACATCAGCAGCGACAGGCTATTCTCGCAGTCCTCTGATGAAGATGCAGTTCTCAAACCGTCTTGCTGAAAGGGCCACAGAGCGAGGCATGACGGGTGGCGACATCGCCGCTGCCACTGCTGAATATCAAGGCACAAGGGCTGGACAGAGAACGCTCGGGACTCGCACTGCGAACGTAGAGATGGCGGTGCAGGAAGCCATGAACATGATGCCGATGGCGCTGGAAGCGTCCGAGAGGGTTGACCGCACCCAGTACCCAACACTCAACGCTGCGCTACAGGCAGCTCTGACAGGCACTGGTGATGAGAACGTTGTAAGGCTTGGCATTGCAACCAACTCGCTGATCAACATCTACGCTCGCGCCATATCGCCCACAGGCGCTCCAACAGTGTCTGATAAGGACCACGCCAGAGAGCTGTTGTCGGCAGCGTGGAACAAGGGCCAGTACGCTGCAGGCATCGACCAGTTACGTCTGGAGATGGAAGCGGCGCAGAGATCGCCCGGTCAGGTCAGGGATGAAATGCGTGAAACGACCGCCGGTTCAACGCCGCGTGGTGCGCCGAATGTTGGCGATATCGTGCAGGGCCACAAGTTCATGGGTGGTGATGCGACAAATCCAGCAAACTGGGAGAAGCAGTAATGGCTGACGAGCCGTGGAAGCTGTATCAGGAGGAGAGCAAGTCGGCTGATGCTCCGTGGTTGCTCTATGCTGCAGATCAGCCAGAGGATCAGCCAGAGGATCAGCAGATTACGCCTGTTGAGGTAAAAGCATCGCCCACTGCCGCGCCTATGCGCTGGAATGATCTCCTTGCCGAAGGGCTCGGCTCGGTCATGGATCCTCTGCTGAGGATGGGTACGTCGATGATATCGAAGCCGGTTTCGGATGTGGCCGGTCTTGCTGCGATCCCGCTGCACGCGGCCGGGCTCATCAGCAGCATGAGCCCAATCGAAATCAAGCGCGCTGTGCAGGACGCAATGACGTTCTCCCCGCGTACCAGACTGGGCGCGTTGGAATCGAATCCGCTCAACTACATCCCAAATGCGATTGGCACCGCAGCATCAAAAGGTCTCGACTACATCGGGCTGTCGCAGGCAAAAGACCCTCTGTCGGTTCTCGGCATGCTGCAGAACGCAGGCAGAGAGGCCCTGCCGCAGGCATTGTCTATTGCTGGCGTCAGGTATGGCCCGGCTGCTGCGGCAAGCATGGAGAGCGGCATACAGTCTGGTGCGCGCAACCTGATGACCTCCGCACTCAAGCCGGTGATCAAAGCGCACAGGGATGGATCGGCAAGCACGGCTGTTACGAACATGCTCGACCGAGGGATCAATGTCAGCCCGGGCGGCGTCCAGACGGTCAGAGACATGCTCGACACGCTTGATGACAACATCCTGCGCAGATTGGACAACTCAACTGCAAGGGTGGATCTTGGTGATGCTATTCGCCATGTCCCCGGAGTAATGGATGACTTTTACTGGACAGGAAAGCGCCCAGAGAACATGGCGGCAATACGTGCTGCGAGAAACGAAATCACCTCGCTCCCTGAGTTCGGCTACAACAGATCAACCGGCGTCATCGACATCCCTGTGCAGCAGGCGCAATTGCTGAAGCAGGGCATCTACCGCGATCTCCGCAAAAAATACGGCACGCTCGGTGCTGCCGATGTAGAGGCGCAGAAAGCTATAGCCAGAGGTCTGCGAGAGAGCGTGGCCAGAGTCGAGCCAACCATTGGAAATCTTGTCAGCGAGCAGGCGCAGCTCATACCAACACTGCAGGTGCTACAGCGCAGGGTGGACATGACGGGCAACCACAATCCAATCGGGCTCGCTGCATCAATAGCGTCGGCGGTCAATAATCCGCGCGCAGCTATCGGTCTGTACGCGAACTCCAGCTCGCTCATCAAGTCTCTGCTGGCGAGAGGGATGAACGCTTCGGCAGGCAATGTGTCGAGAGGTATCGCCTACCCCCCCGCAGCAGCACTTTCCACTCTCGGATTTCTGCAGCAAAACGCAGAAGATCTGACCGGCCGCAGCCCTCTCAAGCGGGAGCCGAAAGAGTAGTCAGCAATACGCAAAGGCCGTCCATCGTGGCGATGTCTGATATCTGGATTCGGCGAGAGTCGGCAGTCTGGATCAGGCCATCGGCCATCTGGCCTCGCGTCACATCACACGCTTTGCCGCTGGTCCAGAAGTGGTTCTTGTGCATCCAGCCGAGCAGCCACACATGGCCACTGATGTCTGTGCGGCAGAACACGTACAGGTCGACATCGTAGGTGGCCTGCGCGGCCAGCACATGGCAGGTGTAGTTTGGTCGAGGGGGTGACGTACACCCCTTCGACTTCACATCGATCTTCAGCCCGTTGACGACAAAATCGTACGCACCCTTGTTGTCTGCCACATACTCAAAAGCAATCCCCGCATCCTTCAGCCACCGACCGAAGGCCAGCTCACCCAGTGTTCCGGTGAGCTGGCCTGCCCCGTCTTCAAGAATGGTATTGCTGTTGAAGGCTTGCTTCGTCGACTTGCGCAAAGCGTAGGATGCCCACTCCGGCGTCACTTCATACTTCAGCATTTTAAGTAATGATAATGCGTGGCGCCCTGATTTGAACTTCGTACTCACAGACAAGGGCGTCGAATGCGAGCAGCTCGGTTTCCATGTTGTCGATGAAGGCGTCATCGCGCAGCGACCGTTGGCGGGTGTACTCCTTGCCGACAGACTTTAGTGCAGGGAAATACAGACAACTGTCCCACCACTCCGCACCGTACAGCCAGATGCATCCCTGCACCTGCGGCTTGATATCGCCGAAGTCGTTGTCGAGGATGATCGGGCGGGTCTTGTCTGGAGCGTAGAAGCACTTGTATTCGCCGCCGCCACTCTTGCCGACCAGCGCATCAGCAGACGCACCGAAGCGGCCATCCTTCGTGCGGATGAATCCGGCCAGATCCACAACCTCATTGATGTCGATCTCATGCCGAATTCGACAAGCCTCTTCCAGCTCCTTCCCACGACGCATGGCATAGGTTTCAAACTGTTCAACCAGCGGCTCACCTGCGACCCGCTCGCAAGCAAGCCGGAAAGCGTAGTTCAGTGCAGCATCTGACCACTCGCCGATCTTCTCGCCACGCAGCGCCTTGGCCACCGTCGTCGATTTCGGCGGAGCCTTGTACCCAGCGATCAGCATCGCTGCTTTTTCGTCGTTGCCTGCGTGGATCGCATCGACGTACATCTGCTGCTTCTCATCCAGCAGTCCGACCTTTGCGAGCACTACACCGAACATGCTGGCAGAGCACACGCCAGCCCTTGCTGCAAACCACTCTGCAGTGCCTTGCTCGCATTCGATTATTTCAATGTCATCTCTGTCTGCAATGTTATTGTGCATTTGACACCTCCGGTGCTGCTTTGTCTTTTGTGTTAGCAATCGCATTGACGGCTACTTGCAGCCGGTCAACGGTGAGATCGGCCAGCGACTCAACACGCAGACGCTTGCAGATTGCGGATACAGATACGCCTTTCAGCTCGGCAGCGGCGATCAGGTCGGCAACCTGTTTCACGGACACGGTCTCCTTCTCAGGCTTTTTGGCGGCGTGGCTCTGGCCGTCGTTGTCTAGCCGAGAGATCGCAAGGTCAAAGATGGACAGCTCCATGTAGCGGCGTGCATAGGTAGTGCTAGAGCCTTTGCCTTGAATGGGCGTCTTGTTGGCGTTGCCGTCTTTGCCGGAGATGTCTAGCGGCCAGTTGTCCTCAAACAGCTTGCTGTGACCCCCAGAGTGCAGCACTTCCAGCGTCATCGTGATGTGGCCCGGGATATCGCACGGCTTCGACCCGCCAACAATAGAAAAGCCGTGCTTGGTCCACACCGGCTTGCACGCAGTGTGAATGGCGTCGATGTCGGCGTACATGGATCCGGAGTGCTTGTTCTTCTTCGCAGCAACAACAGACTGCAGCTCGCTCTGCACCTTTGCCATATCGGTGTTGAACGCACGCACGGCAGCGTCATGCTCCATCTTCTGGTGCATTGCAAATGCTCGCTCGACGCGGTCCATGTCAATGTCGGGCATAAGAGACATCCGTTCGATGACGGTCATTAGTTGTGCGGCAGGGGTTGCGGGAAGCGCTTGCTCAATAGGTACGTTTTGTATTGCGAGATTGCTTGAAGACATAAATCACCTCAGTTGTTTCGGGCATTCAGAATTTCACACTCGCAACAGCTTGTCAACACTCTTGCAATACAAATAATTTCGTGATGTGATTCGCGTCGCTGGGCGCATCGGAGGTAAACAGTGATTGAAACAAGAGCGGAAACAAGAACAGCATTGCAGGAAATTTACAGCCTCACGCAGTGGAGTATGCGCGAGATTGCACGCAAGGCGGAGATTGATGTGGCAACAGTGTCGAGGCTTCAAGCATCGGCGACCGGCCATCTTCCGTACCCAAAAACACGCAAGAACATTTCAAAACTGTTGACGCGAGTCAGGAGCAAATATGGCAACAAAGATTCCAAAAAAGCGCGGGATGGCGATGGCTAAAATCCGTGCGGCAGAAGATGCGCGCACCGGCAAAAGCATCGACAATGTGCCGTACAAAGACAGGCGTTGGCGCAAGTGCTATCGTGAAGCGTTTATGAGAGTCAGCCAGCTGACATTCAATTTTTAACAACAAGGCAGGACAACAACATGGGCAGAAAGACATTACGACCGAGGCAGTCGCTTGCGATAGATAAGCTGCGCGAGGCTCTCAGATCAGGGATCAAGCGGGTGGTGCTCAAAGCTCCCACCGGATTCGGCAAGACTGTTGTGGCAGCTGAGATCATCCATGCAGCTATCGCAAAGGGTAAGCGGGTCCACTTCGTTGTCGATGCGATCACGCTTGTTGACCAGACTGCGCGCTCATTTTACGAGCAGGGCATTACTGACATCGGCGTGATACAAGCCGACCATGAGATGACCAATCCGAACGCAATGGTGCAGGTGTGTTCGCAGGCTACGCTTAATCGGCGTCGACATCTGCCTCACGCAGATCTTGTGCTTGTCGATGAAGTGCATATTTTCTATGACTTCTACGCCAAGTGGATGGAAAAGTGGGACCAGATCCCATTCATCGGCCTGAGCGCAACGCCGTATACCAAAGGCCTCGGCAAACACTTCCAGCAACTGATCTCCACCGCTACTACGCAAGAGCTGATCGACGAAGGCTCGCTAAGTGATTTCAAAGTGTGGGCACCATCGACTCCAGATCTTTCCAAAGTGAAGATCGTTGCGGGTGACTACTCAGAAGACCAGCTTGCAGCAGTGATGAATCAGGCCGACCTTGTCGGAGACATCGTGCAGAAGTGGAAGCAGCTTGCAGAGAACCGTCCGACGTTTTGCTACGCCGTAGACCGAGCGCACGCCAGAGCCATCCAGCGCAAGTTCCAAGACTCCGGTATCGAGTTCGAATACATCGATGCGTACACGACACGCGAACAGCGCGATGAGATCAAGCAGCAGTTTCACGACGGCCGTGTAGTTGGCGTAGTGAGCGTTGGCTGTTTGGTCAAGGGCGTGGACTGGGACGTTCGCTGCATCATCCTTGCGCGCCCTACGAAGAGCGATTCGCTATATCAGCAGATAATTGGCAGGGGTCTGCGTACTGCTGACGGGAAGGACTTTTGTTTAATCATCGATCACACCGGCACCACTCTGCGGCTTGGATTTGTCACTGATGTCGATGACAGACACACGGTGCTGGACATGGGCAAGAAGCAGAAAAATACATTACAAGAAAAAGTCGAGCCGTTGCCGAAAGAGTGTCCGCAGTGCAAGTTCGTCAAGCCTGTGAAGGTCTGGGAGTGTCCGAACTGCGGATACAAGCCGGAGCGCCAGCACGCCGTGGTAGAGGCTCAGGGCCAGCTTGAAGAGCTGACTCGCACACAGAAGAAAAACAACAAGAACACATCGGCGACAGAGAAAGCGTTTTTTTACGGCGAGGCGATTGCGTATGGTCGTGAGCGGGGCAGGAAGGATGGCTGGGCGGCGAACCTTTACAGAAGCAAGTACGGTGTGTGGCCTAACAAAATCACTCCATTCATGAGAGCCCCGACACCGGAAACGCTCAACTACATCAAGGCAATGAATATCCGCTACGCAAAAGGGAGAAGCGCCAATGTTTGACGACTTTAGAGCGGCAACCACCGGGCGCTGGTACGGCATCCTTTCATCTTACGGCATCGACCAGAGCTTCCTGCGCAATGCGCACGGCCCATGTCCATTGTGTGGCGGCACAGACAGGTATCGTTTTGACGACAAAGATGGGCGCGGCACGTACTTCTGCTCCGGGTGTGGCTCCGGTGACGGACTCGATCTGTTGTCGAAGTACACCGGCAAACCATTGAAAGATTTGATCGCAGAGATCGCCCCACGCGCCGAGCAGTTCAACGTGAAGCCAAAAAAGCCGGCACAGAACGGCGACGGCAGGATCCGGCGCATCATCGCTGAGAGTGTGCCAATCAGTAATTTCCACGGCGGCATCGTCAGGAAGTATCTGGCGTCGCGGGGCGTGAAAGCGTCGCCATTCTTGCGCGAGCATCCCGGGCTGAAATATTACGACGCGGATGGGAAGGTGGTCGGGACGTTCCCTGCGATGGTGGCGCTGGTTGAAAACATGACTGCTGTGGCCACGCTGCACATCACGTACTTGACGGCAGAAGGAACCAAGGCACCTGTGCCGTCTGTGAAGAAGATCCTGACTCCTCGCTGCAGCACAGACGGGGCGTTCATTCGTCTGACCAAAGACTACGACGCCGTTGGAATTGCGGAAGGCATTGAAACCGCA